GCTTTCACTTAAAACTCCAGATAAAACTCGCGATTGCTTTGCATGAGACCTAGCGGCTTTTTGTAATCCTTTGACTACAGTCTTAATTCTTTTAGCACTTTTTTTATTAATCGCCATTAACGAAACCTTGATGTTTTCTTTGCTACACGCTTAGGCTGTTTTACAAATTGTTTGCCTGCTTTTTTGCCCTTCCGCTTGGCTCTCGTAGTTGCGGCATACTCGCTGGCCGAAAGAGCCTTGATAGCTTTCTCCGGTAGATAACGCTCCCCTGTAGCTTTCGGGCCTTGAGTAGATGGCTTGCCACTCTTGGTACGCCATTTTTGCTTTGTCCAATTCTTCAGACTGCGTTGAGGAGCTTTCACGATTTGTATCCGCCACCTTTTTGCTTGTATTGTGCGGCAAGCATCTGAGCCTTTCTTGCGCTCCATTGTCCGGGTGCGCCACCTTTTCCACCTGCTTTGATGCGGTTGAATAAGTTTTTGCGCATACCGGGCTTGGTGTAATTACCGGACTCATTAACACGACTTTTCGTACCCCCTTTCGCCATATTAACAGCGTTCATCGGGCTTGTCTTAGCCGTGCCGCCCTTCATCATCTTTTTAACTTTCTTCATTAGAATGCATCCGATGGTAAGAAAAATTCTTCAACAGTTACCATTAAATCTACGTGTATCGTATTACTGCCTGTTGCAGTGAATTTAATGGTGTCGCTTGGTTCTAGTATAAACTTATCATCGGGAAAAGTCAGGTGTTCTCCGGTTGCCAAAGTTTTACTAACTAATAAACTCATGTGTTGTGAATTGCTTGTGGTATCAGCGCGGGTAAATTTAAGATCAACATCGGCATTACCTGTGCTTGAGTTACTAACCCACAAAGAATTAGCGACAGTGCGACAGTTAGATGGACAAGTGTACAGTGTAACTTCCTGACCTGTTGTACCCGCTTCTTTGTTAACTGTACGAAATCTAGAATTTTTATTGGTGTTAATCATTTCTTAAATCTCATCTCTATTAACAAAGTCCGGGTAAGCCACTTCATCTTCCCTACTATCCCAATACGCCACACCATAATCGTGCGTTATTTCTTCACCTTTCTGAATATCACGCAAAGCAAAAAAACGGACAAAGTCTACTTTCTCTTCTTCCACGATCCATTCAGCATTCGGTTTGGATGAATGGTTATATACCATAGCGTACCCAAAAGGTGACAGCAAACACTCTTCATCTTCAAATGGGGTACCAAATAAATAATCGCGGAGGATGCTAGTTTCTTCAACCTGTCCATCGTCTAAGACGACATAGGGACACATTTCAATTGTGTCACCCTCTTTGATTACAGATGTGGCAAAAACCCCATAGCCATGAAGTTTCGACTTTTGTACGGCAATATTTAGCAATTACTTTTTCTTTTTTGCCATTCCACCGCGCATCATTTTTTTCTTGGCAGTCTTAGCCATTCCACCACCCATCATCTTTTTCTTGGCGGTTTTAGCCATTCCGCCACCCTTCATTTTTTTCTTCATGGGCATACCACCGCCACGCATCATTTTTTTCTTGGCGGTTTTTGCTTTGCCGTTATGTCCGGGCATTTCGTAATCTCCTTCGTTCAAGAACTAAACTTTCGTATGTATCTTTTGGAAAGTGTTTGTAGTACCCACTTTTCTCCAGACTTAATGCCGCATCATCCAGAATAGACAGACGTTGAACAAAGACCATAGCGTAATCGAGTTCTGAGTCTTCTAAACACTCTACCTCTTCTAGAAAGTGCAGACCTGCTTCTGAGGGACTGTAGTCTGGATGAAACAACATTAGATGAAGATCAATACCAGCTACTGACAGTGCCTCATTGATACCGTCACAAAAGCCATCTAAATATTCCATTTCTGGATATTCTTCATCAGCCCAAATAACAATATCGAAATCGTGTGTATCGTATTCTTTTACTTGTTCTATCAGGCCATTAAGACCCGTATTCACAGAAAACGTAACTTTGTTTTCTAGCCATGCCCTCTTTGCATATGGGCAGGGTGGTAATCCATTTAATTTATCGCACGGAACTTCTAAAAATTCACGAGACCACTTTCGTATCTCATCTTCAATGTCAGACATCAAAGCCCATTTTGCGAACAGCTTTTCTTCCTTTTGGGGATTTAGCTAGTGCTTTCAGTCCGGGATTTGGTAGGTTATCTACTACAACACCGCCGCCCACGTACCTGTGTGGAGTTCTTTTACCGCCAGCCATGCCGCCATCTTTCAGTTTAGAATTATCTTCATCGATGTTAACGCCGTACCGCTTGAGCACACTGTTGACTTGTTTTAAATTCATCTGAGCGGCCTTGTCTGTTGGGTCAGAACGAAGTTCAGCTTCATACTTAGCTTTTTCATCTTGAAGATCTTTAATCATCTTCGCACGTTCTGGATTTACTTTTTCCATTGTTTAACTCCGTGGATTCTTTTTACGTGCAGTCTTAGTACGAGCGTAAGACCTGTTTGCTGATGCTGACTTAACCGCCAGCTTCTTGTTGTTCAATGCGTTACCACCTACGTGATGAACATCTTTACCATCACCTTTACGTACTAATCCAGCTTTAGCCATCTTCCTACGTGCGGCATTGCGAGAGGCTCTTTTCTTACGTACAGCAGGCTGACCGTCGTATTTAGCTTCCTGCTTGTAATTACGTTTGTATCCGGGTGAAGAAGGCATTACTTACGTGACATCCTGTTAGGAGGTACTGATGCGCCCGCATTAGCTTTTATTACGCCACCTTTGTTAAGTTTTGTTTCACTCATTACCTTGCCACGATGTTCAGCAAACTGCTTTCTTTTTTTATCATCTTTTTTACTTTTAGCTTTTGCTTCTCCTACTTTTATGGCTTTATCGTAAGCTTTTTCTCCTACGACATAACCGGCAATTGGCGAAGCGGCGAAAAGAGTTCCTTTGACACCTTTTTTAATACCCTCTGCGGCAACTTTTTTGGGGCCGGTTTGAGTAGGTAACATCTCTTTGTAAAACTCTTTAATGGGCTTGCCTGTTTTTTCACTTAATTTTGCGGCTTTTGCGCCTTTCGTTGCGGCATCTTGTAAAACATCATCCGAAAAATCTTTATATTTTTTAGCTAATTCTTTTACTACTTTACTTTTAGATAACCCCTGTAGTGCAAGTCTGCCTGCGGCCATCAATATTGCTGGAATTGCCATAAATTACCTTACCATTTCTTACATGACCAGTATCTGGCCGAAAACTTATCTGTTGCTGTATCACATTTGTGACGAGCACGAAACGACTTACGTCTTTCAGGGTTATCCTTCTTGATCTCCATATTCGGATCACCGTAACGGACTATCTTAACCTGATCACCTTTCTTGGCAAGCACGGCAAACTTCTTATTTGCACCGGGAGTACGCTTAGGTTTGTTATATCCACTGAAAGTTTCACCACGATAGGTAAGTCTACCGCTTTCAGTGCGCTTAACATCTTTAGTTGTCGCCACTATCCTTCCATCCTGCTTCGCGCATATATTCTTCTACTTGAAATAACGAAAGCTCACAGTCAAAGCGAGCTTCTAACGCCTCCCTCACAAAGAATACATCGGAATGTGGGATGTGAATACTGCTTAGAGGGGTTCTGGTTCGGACACAATCGTAGACTTCTTCTACTAATCCTTCACGAGTACGCATAGTTATACTTCTAAATTTTTAATTGTCAAGAGATTTGTGGGTAATACGAGTGTATCACCCGGAATGTTTGTTGTATTTTAGTACGAACTTCCTTGCTACGCAAGGGTTCATTCAAAAATGTACAGATCCTTACATATAATATGCTTCATTTACAATATCCAGTTGCCTATGACTTTTACAAGAATTTTTGGAGACCTTTTTATGGGGCATATTATCTGTATGTCGCTACGCTCCGTAGTTATATGTATTTCATAAAGGTTGTCAAGAGATATTTGTGACTAAAATAACGAAAATAGTCATAGTTTAAGGGCATATATAGTGTTTGCGATTAAGTGGTCAGACCAAAAGTGGTTTACAACTGAAAATTCACTTCTGTGTATATCTGTATATACGTATACGTAGACACCCCGTATGGCCCTCGCGGCCCTATTGTACAATTTTTGTACTAAAGTCACGGATTCTGCGGGATTTAATGGTCTAAGACCCGCGCCAGTAGGGCATTTGATGCCCAATAGTCAAATGATATCAAAACACTTGCACCCATTGAGTCGCACAATCGACTCGAAATCTCAAAATACTTAGAGACCTAAGTTAGTGTGCACCTATACCCCTACACTCACTGTGTCCAAACACCACCCCCATTGTGCAGTGCACCATCACTACGGTCATTTTTCATGCCAAGTTTTTTGTGCGGTGCCGCATGAGATTTTGTTGTGCAGTGCAACAATGGTGCAGTGCGGTAAGTCATTGATTTATATAGCATAATAATCGTGCCAATTTTTTTAGCGATTTTAACTAACACACCTAAGTTATTGATTTTATTAATAAATTTTTTAAATGCGAATCATTCGCAAAACCACGATCTTTTTCTTGGAATACTACCCTACCCGGATTAAATTAGCGTCCCGTGGCGGGCTTTATATGAAGCCTATGTTTTTGGCCTGAACATATAAACCATACTGTATAAATTTACAGTACCCGTATTAGCTGTACAATTTTTGATCATCCCATTTTGACTGTACAAATTTTGATCACTCCATTTAATTGTACAAATTTTGACCACTACGGTCCGATGTACAAATTTTGTACAGCATATATTATGTACTATTGTGCATTGCACAAAAACTACGGTCCCGCAAATGCGAACGATTCGCATCTGTAAGTGCTTGATTTTATTAGAAAAATTAATTTTGGACTCTCTGGAACCAATGCATAAGTTATTGTTTTTATTGAAGTTTTTTTATTACGCAACTGCAATATCTATATTATCCTTTAGTCTAATGTCGGGAACTAATTATCTCTTATATTTGTCCAAGGGGTATCGATGCACACAATTCGATGACGAAAAAGACCGGGGACAAGTGAGTCAGGCAAGGACGCCGAAAGCCCCCCGGCTAGGGCTTAGAACCGAATCCCCTTCCTATCGTGTGGGGGTTGCCGCGAAAGCGGCCATGTGCGGGGGCATCAATGATGCGGGGCTGTCTTAGTGGTGATGCACCTATGACAGTTAACAGCCTGAACAGATAGGCGCGGGAGTCAGTATCCGCGATGCAAACACTGTCGGAATATATGCGGTAAAGCTTGAATGGCGAGGGTCAGTAGTGGTCCCTCGATACTGTACACCCGCTCCCCTATTGGCACGGGGAGTCACGGCTATAGGCTTCAAGTGGTCCGCATATGAAAGCGCAGGCGTTGAGGTTTGGCACCCTTGCGGGCTTGCGCGTTTAATGTCCGCACCTAGTGTCGGTGCGCTGACGATCTCATCGAGACAGTCTGTATATGACCGGGCCATGACAAGCCGAAACATTAAACAAACCAAACCATGAGGAAATTAACCCATGTCGAATATTAATATCGCTTTGGTAATGATTGAACTAATCCAAGCCGGGAAGCATGACCGCACCCATGTCGGCGTTTTTTCTACATTAATGGACAAATTCAATGGAGACCGGGAGCGCACCGGGCAGGTGCTCCGGTGTATCGAAAATGATTTTGATTTTCACTTGATATCACTACTTGAAATGGGAGGGTACTAATAATGGTTTCACAGTATTGCTTGTTTTATTTAGCCTCAAAAATCGTACTGACTCGCGCCGATTTCTATGATTGGTTTCAGGGTGTCATTGCGACAACCGACGATGCTGAAATTTATGACAAAAAATTTAGCGTTGAGCCTGCGTATGTTCAAAATTTAAAGATTGTTTTATAACCAACACCGGCCCTCCGGGGCCGATTGTCTGTGAGGAAATGAACCCATGAAAACTTTAACGGGTAAAAAATTGCGTAATTCTAAGACACTGCGCGGCCCTAAGCCTCGCGGCTTCGTTATGCACGAAGGCCCATCCGTTCTGGATGGATCACCGATTGTTGTTATTGCGACACTCGAAACGTCGAACGTAAAGACTGGCGCGATGGTTCAAGTGTGGATCTTGCGCTCTGATATTAATCCCGTGCAGGCAACCAAAACGGGTGCTGATTCCGCTATCTGCGGATCATGCCCACATCGCCATTTCAACGGCGGCGCGTGTTATGTCAACGTAGGCCAAGCACCTAATGCGGTTTATAAGGCTTTTATTACCGGGAAATATCCTCGCTATGTTCCGCAGGAGCACGAGCATTTCTTGCGTGACCGCCGTGTTCGTTTGGGTGCATATGGTGATCCCGCCGCCGCGCCTTTTTACGTGATGGAATACCTCGCGAATGTTGGCACTGGTCACACTGGATACACGCACCAAGCCCGGCACCCTAACTTTGATTCGCGGTTTATCGGTATCTGTATGGTATCCGCTGATTCACCGAAGCAGGCGCAACAATGGCACGAGCGCGGTGCTCGCACCTTCCGGGTAGCGATGGAGGGTGACGCAATGTTTGACAATGAGATCGAGTGTCTGGCTGATTCGCATGGCAAGCAATGCATTGAGTGCGGTCTGTGTGATGGTGCGAAGCGTACCGATGAGAGTATCGTGATCACGGTTCACGGTTCGCGGGCTTCAAGCTTCAAGACCGCAACGATTATTCCTACTATGGAGGTAGCATAAGATGGATAAATATAAGTACGGGCACAATTTCTGTAATTATGATCTGTTACAAATCAATTCGCCATTGCAAATGATGGCAAAAAATCTTGCATACGATTTTTGTGAAGGTGCTCCGCATTTTTGGACATTGCGCGAGAACAAAAAGGCGTCTCGTCCTGCTTATGATCTATTGATCAGAAAATATGGTCAAAAGCGCGGGCGTGTTGTTATGTCTTTTTTCATTTCTGATAAGAGGTAGCCTAAGATGTTCAATAAATTATACAACCTGTATGCGCAGGAAAGGGGTAGCACCAAATGGAATCGAGCGCCACGGGTGTTACTGGTGTCAACGTACGAAAAGCAATGCGCGTTAAATTGGCAGGGGTCAATGACTGCGCACAATTTACTTTGTGACTTTGTCATTGAAGAAATTGAATTAAAAAAGGAGAGTGAATGATGAAAACAATCTGTTTGCAGGGCGGTGATATCGCATCGCAATTGAAATTCGACGTGGTGTCCAAAGGCAAATACAGGATACAAAATTTCTGGGGTTGCCGGGTGCGCATGGAGAAATCCGAACACGCTATCGGATGGTATGACACATGGTTCGTTGAGGTGTACTACAAACGCCGCAACAGCGATAGCGCGAGCGCGTGGGTATCCACGTGTGCGTTTCAACCAACCCGGCGCGATTGTGTGGACTATTTACTGCGCATCGCGAAGGCTTCACTGGAGGGTAAGCAGATCACATTCAGGCATCGTGTGATGATCGATAGTGAGGGTATGTGGGCAGGTAGATCATTGCCGCACCCATACTTTAAAACTGTTCTTAAACCAAACACCCGTAGGAGGGTAGCAAATGAAAATACATCCAGTAATCAAGCCGCGCAATAAGGCGCGGCACAATCGGTACTGTGGTCCATGTGCTCTGTCTATTTTGACGGGGCAGGATACAGGTGAATGCGCGGGGGCCATACGTGCGCTGAGCGGTGTCTCAGCCGTGCGTGGCACGTATCCCGCACAATTGATAGATGCCTTAGAGTATTTCGGCTTTAAGGTGATCGGGGCAAACTACCCGCCCCTGAACAATCACTGGTTCCGGGACCATGAAGCCCTGCACGATTTAAATGGCAGACTCTATGAGGCCAAGCGCAATCTAAAGAATGCGCCCACGCTCGCGGGGTGGCTCAAGCAGAATAAAGATATGCGCACCTCCGGGCGTGTGTTCTTAATGTGTGTCGGCTGGCATTGGGCCGTGGTCTCAGGCAGACGTTATGCGTGTGGTCTGACCAAGGACATCGTCAGTGTTAAGAAAGCCCCCAAACGTAGAGCGCGAGTCTCTGGCGTGTGGGAAATATCGAACTAGTCGAGGGGAATACACATGAAACCGAACTACTCAGGGCGCAAATCTTGGAATCACCGCTGGACCGCCTACGGACATCGCAGTTTTCACAGTATTGCGCACGATGTAAATGATATATTGCGAGACGCGAACGGGCCTCAGTTTGATGAGGCTATTTACATGTGCAAGATGGAAATCAGGAAACTCAAAGCAAGGAAGACACGAACCGAAAATCATACGGCTCGTTGGCGTTTCGATCAATGTGATCAAGAACAATTAGATCGTGCAAAGGAATTGATTCCAATAATTGAGCAACTGAAAGAGATACACAATTCATACGATGCTCTACTCCAGACAGTTTATGTCGAGGGGGTTGATCGCATCGGTTAGTCGAACTAGTCACCTGCCCATGTGTCCAGTGAGGTTGGGCACATGATCGGTCTGACTAGGCCGGTTATATTATCTAACATAAGGAAATAAACCTATGAAAACGACTACCGACTTAACTCCCAATTGGGAGGCTAGTGCAATGATTTATTCGATGGTCTTGCAGAACCCGGAGGCATCGCCTGAGTCAATCAATGATGCCACACTAGATCTTATCCGACTAGCTGAGTGGATAGATAGTGCGGAAGATACCGCGCCTACGCAGAAAGTGTTCGTGCTTGCATCAATCGAATTACTTATGGACCCAGAAGTATCCGCACGTAGAAAGTCGTCAACCGAATGGCTACTGGCTGATCTGGGGAGACGACTCGATGAGAGACAGCGGGCATTACTCAGTCGCCCGGAAGTTAAGTATGCTGAAGATGTTCAAAAAATTATAACCGCTAAAGAGGATTTATAACCATGCGTGTAGAAATCTATCGCAACTTACATAACGGTAAGTTAAGTATCAGGGATGCCAAGACTAAGCATGTGATCGGTCATGCCGCACGTGTTTACTTGCATGATGCAAACTTTAACGTCTCACAAGCAGGGCGTAAGCGTGTTCTGCGTGAGAAGCGCAAGAACGTCCATGCAGTGGTCAATGGTGTACTGGGTAAGGCTGAAGCATTTCAGTCGTACAGGGGCCGTGACATTGGCCCGTATCAGCATGAATACAGCGTGTTCCATCCTGAGTTTGGGACATCGCCGCCCATCAAGCGGCTGTATGATATTACATACAATCCCTATCGCTTCTCTCAATTTTGGCGGGAAGATGCGGATAAAGGTGTGGATTTTGCACCATTGGTGCGCATCATGCCTGAGAGTATCACTGCCATTAAAGTAACCAATTAGGAGGTAATATAAATGGCAATTGAAATAAGAGATGTTGCGTATCATCGCAATGGTATAGCGGGACTACCGTTTTATGTGGTCCTGTTCAACGACACTGACGCAGGGATGTTCAATCAGGTTGCGACAATCGACGAAGACGGCAAAGACTGCCGTGTCATCAATGCGGGACTGATAGTCACTGCCAGTGAGATTGGGAACCGTCACATGAATAAGTGGCGGGGTGATCAGTACCTATCCATGATCAAAGAGGCTATGCAAGAGCATAGACACAGTGAGTATTGGGATTGGTACATTTCAATATTTGAAGATGAGGAGACTTCAGATGTGGAGTAAATATATATTACCTGCAAATCTTGTGATAGCAGGTACGCCACTTTTCTTTGGGGGAGTGGCGATGATCCATGACGATTGGATCGGGGTGCCGGTTATGTTAATCGGTTTGGCAATGTACATGACTAGCTACATGTTAGTGGTCAGAATAAAAACATTTGACATCTAATCAAATGGCGTTTAGACTGTCATTTCTTTGGTAGAAATTAACTCTGAGGAGAGTATAGCAATGAGTAAGTATGAAAACTTTGCAGGAATTCCTGCACTTCCAGTTGAACTTGATTTTGATCCGGTTCGTGAACCTGCCAAGCGTGTTGCCAAAAACGGTGACGTGCAGGTCATCCCCGGTGTGTTCAACATCGTTAACCCTAACACTGACACAGTGATGACTGTGTCCAAATCGAAGCACAATCCTGTGAACTACAACCTGATGTGGCAGTCGTTCATGGACGGCATCATGGCTTCAGGTATCGACACATCCCAAGTCGAAGCCAAGTTTAATATCGCTGACAATGGACGGGCGTTCACTGCCGACATCATTATGAAGCGATTCAATTTTGAGCGCGTAGTGGGTGAGCCTGTATTCATGCGCTTCCGTATCGCCGACTCGCATGACACCACGTTTGTGCGTGACCTCATGTGTGGTCTGTGGAGACTGTGGTGCACCAACGGGTGTTCATCTATCGCTGAGAATTTACAGGTGCGTAACAAGCACACCCGGTTCTCTGATCCTGAGAAGTTGGGCGCGATTGTCGCTGACTATCCTGCCCGCCTTGAGTCTGAGGCTGAGTTATACCCACTAATGATGGGCACTAAGGTCTCGCATGAACAGGCTATCGACTTCATGGAGCGCAATGTCGCTATGTACCGGACCAATGCCGGTAAGTGGAAGCTTAACAACAAAGCACTTGAAGAGTGCAATCGTGTGTGGGGCTTGTACAGCAAGATGGGTGATACCGGGTATCGCCTGTACAATACGCTGACCCATATCGGGACGCACGTGGAAGGCCGTGACGGTACGAACCTCACCCTGAAGCAGGCCCGTATGGAGCAAAAGGTTCAGGAGGTTGTGGACCTTCCTGAGTTCAAGTCACTGGTGGGTCTGCCACTGGCGGCTTAATGGTTCTCTCCATTCCCCACTTCGGTGGGGCTTTTTCTCAGGGTGGCAGAGTGGTTATGCGCCTGACTGCAAATCAGGTACACGCAGGTTCGATTCCTGTCCCTGAGTCCACTTTTATAATACTTAATAGAGGATAAAGTAATGAATAGCGTTAAAATGTTTAGCCTGAGTGAGATTGTCAAGCGTCTTTCTGATCGTAATATAAAGATAGTCTCTCAAAAATCTGGTGTTCCATATCAGACCCTGCGCCTCATAGCGATTGGTAAAACTAAGAGGCCTAGCTATATGGACATGGACAAACTTAGGACATATTTCTCTGTCGTAGAGGAAATTAATTCATCCGCGCAAGAGTAGTTCTAACAGGATCTATGGGGTGTTTAGTATTTAACCTCATAGATCCTATCCAAAACAGCCGTTACGGAGACATTTATGATTAAGGCTTACACTTTTGTTCTAATCGTATTCGGTGCCACAGCTAGTATCGGATACTTTTTGTCAAATGAAAGTCGGAGTATTGGATTTACAAATATTTGTGGGGAGCACAAGTATTTTTGCACGAGGAAAAACAATGACTGATTTACACGAAGCCGCTGAAGAGCTACGCAAGAAACGTAGCGACACATCGCTGATAAACTTTTTGCAGAACAACAGAGTTTCTGTAGTCTATTTAGGTGAGACCCGCAGTTGGGTTGCGAGGTCTCCCGATTCATGGCAAGAGGGTAGGGGCAACAGTTTGCGCTCCGCAATTATCGATTTAGAAAGGAGAATGTATGGCAGGGGTTAACGGCACTATGATCAAGCACCTTGTGGATGCTTATCTAGGTTCCCGCGACTTTGAGCGTGTTTTAGCATCCCAAGACCAGTATCGCTACTGGTTGAGGGTGCTATGTGATACAGCATTTGTTGACCGTAGTGTTGGGCAGTTGAAGTATCGACAGCTAACGACACCACAGGCACAGATGATCTATGACACTCTATCAGATCGTGGGATTACATTCGCAAACCGGATCACCGGGGTCACCCGGAAGATGTTTAATTATGCCAAGAAGTATGGAATTGTAGATAATAATCCTTGGTCCAGTATTCAAACACTCACGCCTAAGCCACGCAAAGTTATGTGGCAACCCCAAGACATACAAAGGTTCCTAGAAGTCGCTTACAGCCGCTTTGAGACACGCTCAGTGGGTCTCATAGCCCAGATGGCATACGAATGGGCACAGCGTATTGGTGACATGCGCCTGTTGACATGGGACTCTATCGATTTTGAGAACAAAGTACTGAACTTGGAACAGTCCAAGCGTAGGGCGGTGGTCCACCTGCCGATATCAGATGACCTGATGTACATGCTTAATCAGCAAAACGGGGAATTCGATTGGCAACCCTACGTAGCACCTAATCTGAATTCTAAAGATGTGGATGGATACAACCCTTATAATATCTATAATATTTCACGTGTAGCTAAACGCATCCTGTCTGAGGCAGGATTGAATGAGGAGTTACGATTATCTGATCTTAGGCGTACTGCTACCACTGAAATGGTTGAAGCTGGGGTAGGCATTGTACAGATCATGCAGGTCACTGGTCATCAGTCGCCGCAGTCTGTTACTCCCTACATGAAAAATACCTTGACAGGGGCGACAAATGCGCTTACGCTCCGCTCTGCACACACGGCAGGTGCTACATTACAAAAGGACATAGAACATGTCGAAAGTAAGTGACTTTGTTGAATCATTAGATATTAGTGTAGGTGCAACCTACCGGGGCAACTGTCCTAAGTGTGGTGGTTACAAAACATTTACTGTGTCTAATAATGATGGGCATATCCTGTTCAACTGCTATAAACATAGCTGTAAAATACACGGTGTTTCCAAACGCAACTTAGATGTTTTTGCAATCAAAGACAGATTAAATAGTACGTACAATATTATGGATGATTATGAACAGGCCGTGAACATAGAAATGCCTATGCCTGCGTTTTTGTCTATGATTAAACCTAATACTGATAAGGTTAACTTGTTTATGACCACTTGGAACATTAATCCAGACGATGTTTATTACGACGTTAGACAGGATCGTATAGTGTTTCCCTTATTCCATAACGGAATAATGGTTGATGCTGTAGGCAGATCAGTATTCAGCAAAAAACAACCTAAATGGTTACGCTATGCCGCATCACCGATACCGTACATGTATGGTGAAGGTGATATCATGGTGATAGTGGAAGACGCTATCAGTGCGTACACAGTCGGTAAGATGTTTCCCAATGTAGTTGGCGTCGCATTGTTAGGAACACAATTGACTAATTTTCACAAATGGTTTTTCAAAAAGTATTTTAGATACAATAAAATTATTGTGGCACTAGACCACGATGCATTTACAAAAAGTCTCTCTATAGCCAAAGAGTTACGTGCTGAATTATCTAAAGGTATAAGTGCTCTTAAATTAATGGAAGACTTAAAGTATCTACACAGTTCTGACGTAGAAGCATTACAGGAGATGTTATAAATGAAAAGTACACGATGGCCCCAAGCTAGAATTGATAAGCTGGTCGCTCTGTATAGAGACGGTGTAATATTAGATGATATTGCAGAGGCGCTTGACACTCCCGTGACGACTATTAAATCGCGGATAAGAGTCATACGTGAAGAATATAATTTACCATACCGTGATCCGAAAGAAGTTCAGCGCAAGGCAAGACCCAGAAATACTGTTACCAGTTACGATAAAAGGTGGAGTGGGCCTATCCCACGTGGGCATTGGATGATTACCAAACCTTGGAAAAAGAATCATGGCTAAGCCAAAGTGCGATAAGTGTCATAGGGATGCCGTAGTTATCGAGCAGAATACGTTTTATTCCTGTGCACACTGTTGGTTGAAAAATAACGCCCGGAAAATAGGAAAAAAGCACAATGCAAAAAGTTTTTGAGTTTCTTAATCCGTCATACAATGCCTTACGTAATTCACCACCCGAATGGAAGTTTTTAGCTTCAATAATATTAGCTACCTTCTGGTGTTTGGCATTTGGTATATTTACCGGAGAATTGCTGTTTATCGGGTATAGTATGATAGGTCACTACGCTTTACTATTTTGTGTGTTTTTGACGTGGAGTGTGTTTCGTCTCACACGAAAAATGTACGGACCCAATATCCCCAACAAAGTTAAATGGGATTTAGAAAAGGAGGCTTAGTAATGAGTAAAGTTCCAGACGTGATTCGTCCACCGGGATACACTGTTGGTTTGACAGGAGAGTGCGCATACTTGTGGGCATTGTTTCTGCGCAATGAAGCTGACATAGAGGATGATCAATTGGCATACAGTCAGTGGCAATCAATGGTAGAGGCGCTACAACCTAAGCCGCACAAACCAATGCCGTCTACTGTTCATATTTCAGCGTTAGAGGATGCTATTACTTCATATAAAAGTGGGGTTATATGATTTCCCTTTATGATGTATACTATCATCAGAAGCTGGTAATTCGTAACGTGCGAGCTACGAGTGAGCAGGACGCGATTAATCAGGTGTACATGAGAGATCGCCATGCGCCAGCTTCAGCGTATACAGGAAGAAGTCAGTCAAACTATAGGGCGGTTAAGAAATGAAAGAAGAAGCATGGGAAATAATAATTACCACAGAAGCCCCACGTATTGGGTCAGGTTATCGATTCGTAAAAACGAAACAGGGCAGGAAGTGGACCTACATGACTACTTTGTGTGGCGAAGGTCGCACAAAACTTTCTAAAAGCGAGTGGAACAAAATTAAGAAGCGACAGAAGCTTTGTATGAAAGAGGTGAACAAAAGTTTGCGCAGAGCAAAAAAGATTTTGTTTCCCCGGTCATGGCGGAGTAGATAATGGAGCTAGCAATCATTAAAAGTCTTCTTAGAAAAGAATTCTATGATGAGCATAAGGGGGCCAAGTGCCCCCACTCTTTATTTACTAAAGAAGTAAAAAAAATTAAGACAACGATTGACCAAGCAATGGCTAAGTACAATCGTGACCTTACAGTCGATGAGATCGAAGGCTTGTTCTTTGCCTCTGATCCCACGATTACAACGGCCCAAAAGCATGGGTACTCTGGCATATTCCAAAAGTTACGTAGCGAGGCACCTATCGGTGATGACGTAGCACAAGAAATATTAAGTAAACTTTTTCAACAATACCTTGGGGAAGAGATTGCAAATATAGGTTTTGATTATGTTAACGGCACACAGTCAACGCTTGAGCCGCTACGCAAACTGCTTGAGCAATATCGGGATGACTTTTTGCCTGATCTTAGTATCGAGTGGGATGACTTAGAGATCGAAACATTATTGGCAAAAAACGATTTAGAGGCCCGTTGGCATTTTAATATACCTACACTTGCCATTCGCATAGAAGGTGTTAATGACGGTCACCTGATTGTTGTTGGAGCTAGACCTAACACTGGCAAGACCTCATTCCATGCAAGCATGATCGCGGGTCCAGATGGCTTTGCCCATCAGGGAGCAAAGTGTGTCGTGCTTTGTAATGAGGAGGGGACACACCGTGTGGGTGCAAGATATCTTACTGCCGCATCAGGTATGACGCTCAAAGAAATCAAAGCTAGCCCCCGCACTGCACAACAGCGGTGGGCAAAACTTAAAGATAATATAAAGATCAAAGATGCTACGGGGCGAGACATGGCATGGGTCGAGTCAGTGTGTAAAACTTACAGCCCAGACATTCTAGTGATCGACATGGGCGATAAGTTTGCTGGTGATCAATCCCATGAAGGATTAAAGAATTGTGCTATCCACGCCCGACAAATATCTAAAGAGTACGGATGTGCTTTATTTTATATGTCCCAGTTGTCTGCTGAAGCGGAAGGTAAAATTGTCCTCAATCAATCCATGATGGAGGGAAGTAAAACTGGTAAAGCATCTGAAGCTGATCTTATGTTATTGATTAGCAAGAATCCCCCTGTTGAGGGGCGCGAAGAAGATGACCTTCAAAGACACATTAATGTAGTCAAAAACAAGCTTACTGGATGGCACGGCTACATAACTTGCAAATTAAATTATCAGGTAGGTAGATACGAAGTTTAAAGGATTTAAATGGCACACAGTAGAACTAAAGGACGGTACTACAAAGATAATCCAAGAGCGGTAAAAGCAAGAGATGCAAAAAGAATGTATGTAGGCGGAGTAGAAATTTCTAAGTATAATCCTTTGCATACTCCCGGACGGTATGCCTCGTGGCAAGATGCGTGGAACAATAACGAATTAGATAGTAAAACCACCACCGGACATATTTATGCTATTGGAAACCCTGCTTGGCCCGAATGGATAAAAATAGGTAAAGCGGTAGATGCGTTAGACAGACTAAACGGATATCAAACTTCATCGCCGTATCGTGATTATTTTTTGATTCACAGTAAGTACGTTGAAAATAGAAGCGAAGCAGAGTCTATAGCGCATGAAACTTTAATTAACATGGGTTTTAAAAACAAAGGCGAGTGGTTCAAGGTTTCTTCAACGACGGCTATAAATATTATAGATAATACAATTACAATTAGTACACAGCAGGATTTATTTGATGAAGACAGTTCTTGATGTAGAAAACACTGTTACAAAACGTGATGGCAAACTGCACCTCGATCCTTACGAGCAAACAAACAGTTTGGTTATGATCGGTGTGCATGTCGAAGGCGAAGAGCCTAAGCATTATACGTTCGATCACGAAGAATATGATTGTAAATACGAGTACCGTAAAAAAGATTGTGATGAGATTCAGTCTATATTAGATAAAACAACATTGTTAATCGGACATAATATCAACCATGATTTGCTGTGGCTTTGGGAAACTGGGTTTAAATATAGCGGCGCAGTGTGGGATACCATGTTGGCTGAATATTTGTTGCAAAGGGCGCAGAAAGAACCATTGTCGCTTGAGGCTGTAGCAGAACGTAGAGATTTGTCTGTCAAGAAACAAGACACACTTAAAAATTATATGAAGCAGGGCACAGCTATTAGTGCCATACCATACGAGGAACTTAAAGAGTATCTGTATGCAGATTTACAAACTACTTTTGAACTGTATTACGAACAGAGTCTTGATTATCGAGATGACGTGAATCGTATTCTAATGCCCGTGGTGGACCTGACAATGGAAACATGTGTGGTCCTATCCCGAATCTATCAAAACGGTTTCACAGTCGATACAGAGGCTTTGGATGAGGTTCGTGTGCAGTTTGAGACAGAACGCGCCCAAATACAAAACGAATTGCAGTCTGTTGTAAGAGAATTAATGGGAGATACACCTATTAATCTTAATTCTCCTGAACAATTATCGTGGGTAGTCTATTCGCGTAAGCCAAAGAACAAAACTCAGTGGGCTATGGATGCTGATCCTTACATGAAAAATGATCAGTTCAAAAGACTGATTTCTAGTTCAACAATGCCTGTGCGTAAAACTGTGGCAAAACAATGCTCTGCCTGCAAAGGGAAAGGCACATATTATAAAAAGAAAAAAGATGGGTCTAATTTTAAGAAGCCTAGCAAGTGTGCTACATGTAATGGCGCAGGATATATTTTGAAACCCGTCAATGAATTAGCGGGGTTAAAATTTACTGCACCATCAGTTAAGTGGCACAGTGCTAATGGTTTTAGTACTAGTAAAAACAATTTGGAGTACTTAGAACGTGTCGCGAAATCAAAAGGTATGGATGAAGCAGTTAACTTTCTCTCCAAGATTCGTAGACTCAATGCTCTTGATACTTATCTTAGTAGTTTCGTGGATGGTATCAGGACTCACCTTAAACCAGATGGTAAGCTTCATGTTCGCCTTACTCAGCACATGACAGCAACGGGGAGATTCTCTGGGCGAGACCCTAACATGCAAAACATGCCACGTGGCGGTACATTTCCTGTAAAAAAAGTTTTTGTGTCTCGTTGGAATGATGGCAAGATCATGGAAGCAGATTTTGCCCAACTAGAATTTAGGGTGGCAGGATTTCTGTCACAGGATAGTGTAGCAATCAAGGAAGTAACGGAGGGTTTTGATGTCCACGCGTACACCGCAAAAATCATTTCGGAAAATGGTCAAAGAATTAGCAGGCAGGAGGCGAAGGCGCATACTTTCGCGCCGCTATACGGCGCAACAGGATTCGGCAGAACAAAAGCCGAAGCATCCTATTACGAACAGTTTACACACAAATACAAAGGAATCGGACAATGGCACCAAAGATTAGCTACAGAGGTGTTATCTCAAAGAAAAATAACTACCCCCAGCGGAAGACAATTTTCGTTTCCTTATGTCAAGCGCCGAAAAAATGGCACCATAACGGATTTCACGGCGGTAAAGAACTACCCGGTGCAGTCGTTTGCAACTGCGGACATTGTCCCCGCTGTGCTGATCGAAATTTTTCACAGACTGAGTGATATGGAATCAATGTTAGTTAATTCTGTGCATGATTCTGTTGTAATAGATGTTCATCCCGACGAGGAAGATAAAGTTATAGCGTTGATCGATGACATCAATAACAATTTAAAATTAATAATAGATGATAGATTCGGTATCGATTTTAATGTGCCCCTTTTACTTGAGGCAAAAATTGGTGTAAACTGGCTGGATCAAAAGGAGGTCTGAAAATGACAAATCAAGTTGCAACCCTAAATACAGGGAACTTTGCAGAAATGGCTAAGGCTATGGGCATGTCGTCGGATATGGACGCAGACAGCAGAAGCAAGTCCTCGACTTTACCTCGTTTACGCATTTGGAATCAACCCGTCATGGGACAAGTAGAAGTTAAGGGTAAGATGAAAAACATGGAGGTAATACCTGCAGGTATGTACCGTCTTCAGTTGCCCGATGATACATACATATACGCAGAGAGCGTTAAGCTTCGTGTGTTTGTACAGCGTTTTATGTATAAGCGTTATGATTCTAACAACAACATGTACATCAAAACATTGATGGCAGAAGATTTAAAAGGGGATCTAAAAGATAATACAGGATTGCTAAATTGTGGCAAACCTGCCGGGTACATCAAAGACTTTCAGGCTCTTCCTGAAGATACTAAGGCACTGATCAAGCAGATCAAGCGTGTCCGCGTAATTTTGGGAGAGGTGGAGCTTGTCAATCCAGTGGATGGAGAAGGCAATGAAAAAACGGACATGGAGGTCCAACCTTTTATCTGGGAAATAGATAATAGAGACGCTTTCAAAACTATGGGTGAACCATTTACTCAAATGGCGAAGCAACGCAGGCTACCTGTGCAACACTGGGTTGCCTGTGGTTCGGAGGAACGGTCCATCCCTACTGGAGCTAAATTTTATCTGCCTGTTCCTAACGTCGATTTGACTACCTCTATTGATTTGACTGACGCAGATCAGAATAAATTTAGCGATTTTATCGAGTGGATTAACAATTACAATGAATATATTGTTTCTGCTTGGAATGAAAAACGCACAGAAAAAATAGAGGCCGAAGATGAATCTTTGGTTGAAGACTTTATTGATATCGACGCGGATGGAGATGATTAATGAATGTCTCACATCCTGCTGAGATACAAATTCATAAGTATCTAGAGGATGTTCGCAAGGGCGAGAGTGGTATGTCGGATACCACAATCGCCCGGATTGTTAGGGACGTAGAGGAAGCTGTTAAAAAACAGTTTAATTCTAACAAGCGCACATTTTCATTACGGATGTCGAATGTCGGTCGTCCCTTTTGTCAACTATGGTATGAAAAAAACGAACCTGAGTCTGGCATTGAATTACCTGCAAATTTCTTAATGAATATGATGCTTGGGGATATTGTCGAGGCTGTATTTAAAGGCATCCTGACAGAAGCCGGTGTTAAGTTTAGTGACGGGCACAAGAGCACATTAAAAGTAGGTAAGTATAAAGTAGATGGCACACACGATCTTGTATTAGATAATAAAGTAGACGATATTAAGTCTGCTTCACCGTGGTCTTACAAAAATAAATTTAAAGATTATGCTACCCTCAAAGAGCATGATGCCTTTGGGTACATAGGTCAGCTTGCGGGGTATGCCAAGGCGCTGTCTGTTGAGGCAGGTGGTTGGTGGGTTATCAATAAAGCCAACGGCGAGTTTAAATACGTGTCTGCATGGGACATGATTGTTCCAAATGAACTAGATAAAATAGAAGATACAATTAACAAGCTCGAAAAAAATAACTTTGAGCGATGCTTCGTTCCCGTAAAAGAAACATTCCGAAGAAAAGAAACTGGAAATATGATTCTTTCTGAAGAGTGTAGTTGGTGTAAGTTTAGGCATAAGTGCTGGCCTACGCTACAAGAAATTCCCTCGTTGGTGTCGCAAGCAAAGGAGCCGCCTGTAATTCCTTACGTAGAAATTTCGGATGAGTATCAAACAGAGTAAGATCAGAAGGAATGCTATACGTCATGGGTATCGTTCCGGGTTAGAGCATGTAGTTCTTAAATCTTTAAAGTCTAGAAAGTGTAGTGCTTTATACGAATGCGTAAAGATAGAGTGGGAAGATTTACGTTATCGTAAGTACACTCCCGATTTTTTATTACCTAATGGTATAATAATCGAGACCAAAGGAAGATTTACACCGGCAGATCGAATGAAACATTTAGCAATAAAAAAACAACATCCTAAGCTAGATATTCGTTTTGTATTTAACAATAGCAGGGCTAAGTTACGTAAGGGGGCTAAGAGTACATATGCGGATTGGTGCGAGAAGCATGGTTTTTTATACGCAGATGCTGATGTGCCTCAAGAATGGATTAACGAGAAACCAAAAAAACAGATACCGTCTGCTTTGGTTGCTTTTCCCTTTAAAAAAATTAGTAGGTAATACATGAAAGAAAATGCACAAACTTCTTTTGCTGTAGTGATTACACCCGACTTTGACGAAGAGGGTCGCTTTGAAGACACTATGGGTGTTCATATAGAGGAAGAGATTAATCATAATCTTACGGACGAACAAAAATTTAATATGCGCACTGTTTGTGGCATGTTAATGACTTGCATCCATTTAATAGAAACAGATCAAGATTTTTCTGAACACATTCAAACAACCTTTGCTTCTATGTTTGCAGATAACATAGATGAAATATTAGGTAAAGAAAAGGTTCCCAGTTTTACTCGCAGTGCAGATGGCAAAGTTATTACTTTGGAGTTTGGCACAAAGACACACGGGAGTGCATAATGGGGCTAGAAAAAATTCGATCTGAACTTACATCGGATTTAAACGCGCTAATAGAAGATACAGTTGAAGATGAAATCTTTGATATGGTGACTAAGCCTAAGCACTATAATACCGGACAATTTGAAACTTATGATATTATTGTTGATGTGTTGGGTAAGTATGACGCTATTTCTTATTGCCGGGGTAATGTTTTAAAATACATGTTGCATCGTCTTTGGAATAAAGGAGATCCTATTGAGAACGCAAGGAAAGCACAGTGGTATCTTGAAAAAATGATAGAACTTATGAAGGATACAGAGGGAACTAACTGGTAATGAGTGTTGAAATAAAGGTTGACTTGCAGTTTGAAATAGATATAACTGAAGTTTCGCCTGAACATAGGAATGCAGATGGCCTTACAGAAATTGTCTCAGACATCCTCAATTCGTGTATGTATGACATTCCGGGTGCAGAACTCAAGAAATGTGAAATTTCTATTGAAGGACTTGATTAATGGGACAAATAAATTATCTGGGAATACAGATAGATCTGGAAAGAGACGCTGAGTTATCAGAGCAAGCTATCTCATTGCTAAAAGATTATTACATGTTAGATAATGAAAAATCTCCACAGCAAGCATTTGCACGTGCGGCTGTGGCTTACTGTGAGGGTGATTATGATTTTGCTCAACGCATTTATGATTACGCTAGCAACCGTTGGTTTATGTTTGCTAGTCCAGTTTTGTCTAATGCACCAAATGCCGACAGTCGCCCGAAAGGGCTTCCTATTAGTTGCTTTCTCACATATGTTGATGATACTTTGGATTCTCTTATTGAGCACAACTCTGAGGTAGCGTGGCTATCTGTCAAAGGAGGTGGAGTCGGAGGTCACTGGTCGGATGTACGTCCTGTAAGTGACAAGGCTCCGGGAGTCATTCCTTTTATGAAAGTCGTTGACTCACAGATGACAGCTTATAAGCAAGGCAAGACTCGCAAGGGATCTTATGCCGCATACCTCGATGTATCTCACCCGGAGATCATTGAGTTTATAAACTTTAAAGTTCCCACAGGCGGGGACGTTAATAGAAAGTGTTTGAATTTATTCAACGCAGTTAATATTACAGATGCTTTTATGGAGGCAGTACAAAATGGAGAACAATGGGAACTTAGATGCCCTGATTCAGGAGCTATCAGAAGTACAATCCAAGCTAGAGAGTTGTGGCAAAGAATACTTGAAGCTCGTTTCAGAACAGGCTCCCCATATATCAACTTTATCGACACAGCAAACAGAGGGTTACCGGATTCTCAAAGAGCACTTGGATTATCAATTAGAGGCTCTAATCTCTGCAATGAAATACATCTCGCAACATCTACAGAACGCACAGCAGTTTGCTGTCTCTCCTCAGTCAACCTTGAAAAGTGGGACGAATGGAGAACCAGCAGAATGGTTCAAGACTTGGTACGACTCTTGGACAACGTCCTTAAATTCTTTATCCGCCATGCTCCAGAAGAGATAGAAAAAGCTAAATATAGTGCTTACATGGAACGCTCTATTGGATTAGGTGCAATGGGCTTTCACGGATACCTACAAAACAAAGGTATCGCATGGGATTCTTGGCAAGCGGCTAGTGAAAACTATCAGATGTTTAAGAAGATCAAAGAAGATGCTGTGGAGTCTACGCATGAATTGGCTAAAGAGAGAGGTGAATCACCTGATATGGCGGGCACAGGGAGGCGTAATGCGCATTTACTTGCGATTGCTCCTAATGCTAACTCGTCAATTATCTGCGGGTGCTCAGCGTCTATCGAACCTATCAAGTCGAATGCATACACTCACAGAACACGTGCAGGTGCGCATTTGGTTAAGAACAAAGCGTTAGAAAGAATACTGGAGAAGCACGGTGAAAATACGAAGAAAACGTGGAAGGGTATCATTGCTTCAGAAGGCTCTGTCCAGCATCTGGACTTCCTCTCAGACCACGAAAAGGGAGTTTTCAAAACGGCCTTTGAACTCGATCAGACGTGGGTTATTGAACATGCGGCGAAGAGACAGGAGTTTATTTGCCAAGGACAGTCTGTGAATGTGTTTTTCCCGGCTGGTTCACCTAAGTCGTACGTAAACTCTGTTCATATAAAAGCTTGGAAAGATGGCTTGAAAGGGTTATACTACTTACGTACAAACGCAGGAGTGTCTGCTGACAAAGTAGGTGCATCTGTAAAGCGCAATGCGCTAAAGGATTTCTCTGGCGACGATGCAGAAGAATGCATCAGTTGTCAGGGATAATTAGTATGATAGATAGAAGTCATCAAGAATTAATTTGCTCTGTTTGTCGCTGTGAATTTGACATAGAGCTAGAGGGTGGCGTAGAGGGCGAAATAGGAATACTTCCTGTTGCTTTATGCACCATGTGCTACTCTGGATTGTATGATTTATTTGATACAGAAAGAAAAAAAGAAAATATTCAATTGCGTCAAGAAGTTAACGATTTAAGAAACGCGTTGAATAAAAAAAATATTGACTAATTTTCCTCGCTGAGTATAACTACTCATTGCTGTGCCGCCTTCGGGCGGCTTTTTTTACAAACAAATAAACGGAGTGGTGTCATGCCCCTACTACAAGAATCAAAAACGTATAAGCCCTTTCAATATCCGTGGGCTGTGGAAAAAGCTATAGCACATGAGAAGGTGCACTGGGGCGAGTGGGAATGCCGGTTACAAGACGATGTTTCTCAATGGAATAATGGAAAGTTAACTGATGTCGAAAGAAACCATATCACGCAAATACTTCGATTGTTTACGCAGTCAGATGTCCAAGTTGGAACTAACTATCTGGAATGTTACATCCCAAAATTTAAGAATAATGAAATACGTGCGATGCTTACTAGCTTTGCTAATCGTGAGTTTGTTCACCAACGCTCTTATGCTTTACTTAATGATACGCTAGGTTTGCCAGAAGAAGAATTTTCAGCCTTTTTAGAATACTCCGAAATGGCAGATAAGATTGAGTTTATGGCCGACATTGATGTAAACACTTACAGTGGGTTGGGTAAAGCCGTGGCCCGCTCTGTAATCAATGAAGGCATGTCTTTGTTTAGTGCATTTGTTATGCTACTTAATTATCAAAGATACGGAAAGATGAGAGGCATGTGTGAGATAGTAGAATGGTCTGTTCGTGATGAAACCATGCACTGCGAAGGAATGACAAAACTATTCCATACATTTTGTGAAGAACATCCAAGGATTGTTAACGATGCTTTTAAAGCAGATATCTATCAAATGGTTAGGGATGCAGTTGCACTTGAAGATAAAGTTATTGACCTTGCGTATGAAATGGGTGATTTGGAAGGATTATCTTCGGACGAAGTCAAACATTATATACGCTACATCGCTGATAGAAGACTCATACAGTTGGGTCTCAAAGGCAATTACAAAGTCAAAGAAAATCCTCTCCCTTGGGTAGATTGGATTATTGCCGGGGACTCCCATAAGAATTTCTTTGAGGGTGTTGTAACAGACTATAATGCCGCAGGTATGGATGGCACTGATTGGGGTTGGCATGCCGCATGAGTTTAGATCAAGTTAAGAAAGAATTTGAAAAACTTAATCGGCGAATCAAAGAATTGGAGGCTACTATTAGATATATGAAACGAGACATGCGTAAAAATAACGCTTGACTTTTGTATTAATTCGTATATAACTAATAGTTATTAGAGAGAAGCTACTTATCTGTAGCTTTCCCTTCGCTGTCAGCCCTCACACTCACAGCACCCAATAGCCCCGTGCAATGCGGGGCTTTTTATTATTAGAATTGCTTAACAAAGTTCTTAGCAATTTCAATCAGTAATTTTAGATCTTCTTCGTTTTGGAGGTCTGGCTTCCTGCCTCTTAGTTTTCTAAACTCAACAACAGACATATCCCTGCTGTCAATAGGTTCCGATTCAAACTTAATGCGCATAATCTCTGGCACTGAGTAGTCAATCTTTCTATTGCGGGATTGTGCTAGCAGTACATCAAACACTTGTCCACGAACCTGAGATACGTAGTCTTTAGAAATAGTCTTTAGCAAAGTCTTTTTTGTTTTTGCGTCGGCTGTTGAGTAACGCTCACTACGAATTAAAGGTTTTACATACTGGGATAAAGAGGGCATATTGCCATTACCAGAAAGCTCTCTGCGAATAAGAACATCTGCCGGTCCAAAGGGTATGGGTTTGTACAGATCGTATGCAGTCAGTTTATTTCTTGCTAACTCTTTTTCTAGTTCTGTCTTAGGACGAGATCGCGCAAGACCAGTAAGCGCAGTTGTGGCCGGGTCGCGTGTCTCTGTTGGTTCTTCAGATGTTATTACGTAACGCTCTTTAACTAGCGGTCTCTTTTCAAGCCCTTCAACTACATCTTCTTTTAGCGGTTGTGGCAATGCACGTGATGCACGTACCGTAAATATGTCACCAAAGGTAACTTGTCCGTTAGTCTCATTGACTACCCTAGCTTCTGCATCTGTAATTTTATATAAATCACGAGCCACAGATAACGGCATTGCATATGAAAGGGTAGCGACATAGTCACCTGCGAATCGAGCCATAGCTCGCTCAAACTTCTGGCTAGAAACAAAGTCGCTGTCTTCGCCTACTCCTGCCGCCCAATCAACCATTTCTGGCAACGCTGTCTCAGCAAAGTACGCGCCTGCACCGACACGCAGGGCTGAGCCAATCATAATTTCAGATACGATTTTAGCGTCTGCGCCTTTTACGATTGCGTTAACATTGTCAGTATTTGTTTTGTTTGAATCATAATGCCTGTACAAAAGATCGGCCATGTAGAATGGCATGGACAGTGGACCTAAGAATGGACGTAAATCAGTAACAGACCCATCTTCATTCTCGTACTCATACCACATGTTTTCTTCGCCATTGGCTACCCGCATCTGATAAGCACCCATAATCATGCCAACACCAGTAATTTGCTTGGCTATTTTTTCAGGTGCTTCTTTTGAAGATAATAGGCCAATGATTGGGGCATGGTCGTAGATAAACTCAATCTGATTAGCAACAAATCTTGGAAATGGAACTAGCATGCCCATCAGTATGCCTGACCCAGCTTTTTTATCTGCTTCAAGATAAAGCCTTGCCGCTTTCCCTGCGATACCTTTCCCGGTCGGATACTTTTGATATAACAATTCAAATGCTTTGTCTGTAGCTTTGTTGAACAACTTGGAATCAATCTTATTAAAATCGCCGTCAGCAATTACTTGCAACAGGTCTCTGTTTCTTTTACCTGCAATTGTAGCACTCTTTACATACCTGTTAAGCTCTCCAGCGAATATAGCTTTCTTGTAATAGTTATCAGAAAATCTGTTAGCAAAGTTAAGTGCAGACCCAACTCCCTCTAAAAATCCACCTATCTTACCTTTGTTGGCTACGTACCCGGCATCAATAAATGTACCAAACAATCTTGCGGCACCTTCCTGATTCCTGTTTTGATAGAGATTAGCTATGACATCTGCTACTACTCTGTTTTCTTTTGTAGGTATAATAGGATTCAGATACTTTGCTATACTTAAAGAGTCAGTGCGAAATGAATCTGGTGCATAATTTTTTATGCCGAACACATTCAAGATTTTACGAGTCATGTTTTCAAATAATGTTTCTGGCATATCAATTAATATACGTGCGGCACCACCAGCAAAGTTACGGACTGTGGTTGCGGGTTGCGAAGTTAAAACTGCCCTACGCATACGCTCAAAGCCTCTTAATCCGCCAAAAGTTTCTGCGGCTAAGAAACCTAAACCATTTGAAACATCAGAAATAAACTCGCTCTGCTGTTCGCTTAACTCTACGCCTCTACGAACTGTATTGCCGTCTGCGTCTACTGTTTCGTCAGACAATTTTTGTATGTCTGTAGCAAGTTTATTCAGTACATTTTTCTTTAATTGACCCTGCAGTTGCAGTGTACGTGCCGCATCAGATACGTCAGCAGTAAAAATGAGGCTTAGCTGTTCGCGAGATAAGTTGTAATTTTCAGCGATGTCATCTATTTGGCCTGTAGTCAAATCTCCTGAACGAATACGATCAGCGACAATCTCAGTGATACGTTTTTGAGGATCTTTAGCTAAGTCTTCTGGTCCGATTAAATCAATAGCCGCCGCAGTAATAGCCTTCTTAGTTGGTATATCCATATCAAATATGAATAGTTCGTTAGCACTTAATTGCTTTCGCAACTCCGTGCCTTCTTTAACAGCTTCTTCGTCTAATGGGCGTAACTTGCTTTTAACACCATCTACCTTATCTGCATTCTTTGCAATAGTTTCTTCAGCACGGGCAGTAGCTTTTTCGGTAGTTTCTTTAGTGGCCTTGTTAGCACTTTCTAATAAGCTTGACGCTCTATCTACTTGTCTTTTTTTCAAGTAGCCTGTTAACGCACCGCCTGTTGAGCCAAGAGCACCTGCTAATACTGTGTTTAATTTTATCGCAGTTTGATCCTCTTCCTCTTGTGCGCCAACTTCGACACGAGCCATCTGCCTAGCTTTCTCTTGTCCGTATCCTGCGATGCCACCTTCTACAACGCCACCAGCAAGCGCACCAGACAAGATCGGAGACTTAGCGAAGTCCCGGTACAATAATGCTCTTACGCCCGTTCTAGCGGCCTGCTGTGCGCCTAGAGAGGCAACCTTGCCTGCACCTGCTGTAAGAAAGCCTAACCACGTTGAGGGGGATGACAATACGGATATGCCGTAGTCTTGTGCTACTTCTAATAAATCGTCATTGGCGTCTGACTCTAGCTTGTCAAAAGATTGAAACAAACGAGACATTGATTCCTTCATTTCTGGACTAGCTTTCTGGGCAAACATCAAATCCCGGACAGGGGTAACATCATTGCTACTATGAAAGCGCATATGACTAAGATAGTTTTCAAATATTTCTTCTGGATCAATATATAAATTACCTGTGCGTTGGCGTAAAAACTCTGAAGCATCATCTAAAAATAGATCGTCATTGATTAATTGATCTTTTGTCAACTCTTCTGTTCTAGCTTCGTTGTACATTGTTATGCGCCATCGGTGAAGTCAATACGCTGTTTAATAGCGCTATTGTACTGTTCAATTTTTTCTTTAATTTTACTTTTAGAAATTGGAAATCCTCCTTTATATTCTCCCTCTGGTGTGAACATAATCTCTCCTTTTTTGGGGCCATACGTGCTCGAAAATATGCTATCCCATATTTCTGCGTCATCTGGATCTTTTGGTCTGGGAGGAGCTTTAAGGGGATCAGAGGTCGCTACCTTTGAACCTGAACCTGATTTTATCTCTGGAGTAGCCCCCCCTGTTAATTCCCTAAGAATATCTTTATCCTCAGTATCTAAAGCAGAAATCGCCGCATTAATAGCTGTTGTTTGATTTTTATTCAGCTTTATCTTTTCGTTCTCTTCGTCTTTTAAAGAGGAGGCAAAACCTCTACCTGACGCAATAGCAGACAGCACTTTTTGTAACACTGTGTTGTCCACGCGGTCTACAGATTGCAATGCCCCGATTAAATTGGCTACTGCATTATTGCTTCCGGGATTGTTTTCTAGGTATTTAGTGACATTACTTGAGAAGATATCGAGGGTAACAGTTTGATCACCCTTTTCTCCAAGGTCTTTTTCTCCCGCACTTGCAGGGCCAAAAAGTTCTTCGGCTATACGATCTAATATTTCTCGATCTGTTTCTCCACCTTCCATCGATGGTGGTTTATAGTCTGAACTTCTTTTGTACGCTGAATATGCTTTCGCCAGTTGATCTTGCGCTTGCATAGCCCGTTTAAATACTTCAAGATCTGCTTGATCTTGTTCCGCCGCACTTGCAAATAATCCAGTGGCTGGTGCTGTTTTTAGATTTCCAAATTCACCTATCGATCCAAGTTTCTTTACAATTTGTCTGTCTAATATGCTTGATGTTGTGAACATATTCTCTGGAATGACATCACGAACTGTACTACTCATAAGATCAGAAACACCTACCAAACCTACTGGCGCATCATAGTCAGGTACATTAGTATCTTTGCTAAGACCTTTAATGTCGTCACGGATACCTTTTGTGTAATCGTATCCGAAGATGGATTGTGTAATATCAGGTGTCTCCGTTGATTGAGGGAACTTATCCAGTAATCCTTGTACAACTGGTTCAATCTCAAGAGATCTCTGTTGTTCTGTTACAAGTAAAGTGTCAAATCTTTTTCTGTATTCGTCTCTATATTTAGCACCTGTTTTATCTTGCTGTAATAAACTTGTGTAATTCGACGATCCTTTAAATCTTTTCAGATCATCCGCAACAACAGCGAAAAAGTTTTCACCGTAGGTGTTAAGGCCGTTAGCAATCTGCACTTCAGTCAGACCTTCAGCACGTAACGCATCTACCTTTTTATCAATTTCACGCTTTTGCTCTCTGGTTCTTTGTTGCCACTCTCGCTTTTCTTCAGCTTGAGTTTCAAATCGCTTAACAAAGTAATCAGTAGCAAATTTTCTGTACTCGTTTTCTCGATCAGCCAAGGTTTCACCGATTTGCCCCGCGACAATCTTCCAATTAATACCCATAATTATTGCTTCCTACTCATTAACCCACGAGGTGCTTCCGTTTTTTCTGGCATTTCTTCTGCTGGCGGTTTTGTTACTTCGGGCATTGCATTAGCTTTTTCTAAATCGCCGCTGTTCATTAAATCGTCGCGCATCTTGATCATTTGTTTTTTAGACATTTTAATATCGTCACGCTCATCACCAACTTCATAAGATACTCCATCGGCTTCTAGCAATGCTTTCATCATCTCTATAATTACGGGAGATACAAGAGCGCCCAAGTCTACTGAATGCACACCTTCCATCGTAGACGTAGTTGTCCATAAGTCTGCAATAAATGCTAAAGGAAAACCAACCTCAACTTGTTCAGTAAGACCAGCAGTAAATTCTGGATTCACCATTAAATCCATATAATGGGCGGCAACCTCATCAACAGTAGATAATTGATAAGGTCTACGCCACGGTCTTCCTTTTGGCTCAGCAGTCAGTGACATGCCCGGAACTGGAGCACTTAGTTTGACTTCTTGTTCAATTGCCACCTTTCATGTCCTCAATCATTTTTACGTATTCAAGAACTGTTCTAAGCTCTTTGTCTGATTCGTTGTTTTTGTTAACAGGATTCTTTTTCTTCATTGTATTAGATATTGTCATTAAGCCTTTCTTTTTTACAGGATTTTCTGGTTCGCTTCCGTATTTATCAAGCTCTTCTACAGTCTTCCTATATTCTTTAAAATTGATATACGCTCTAAGTGCGGCGTTATTTTTAGCGTTTAACATATCTACCTCTTAACCAAGTGCTATAATATTTTCGTTTGCGAGATATCCAGATACAACAGTTCCTATAAATGACCCCAAACCAGAAGATGCTTCAGCATCAGCCTTGAGATCAGCAAGTTTTAAATTAGTATCTGCTTGTAGTTTGACAACCGCTAAATCGTTTACCCGCTGTAGCTCATTTTCCGCAGTGCGCCAAGCGTATTCCATCTGATCTTCATATGCTTGCCACATGTTAGCGTAGGCTTGTTCACTAATATTTAATACAGCCTGCGCATTATTTTTATTCGCTTCGTTAATTGCGGCAGTGTTAATAGTCGCGATATCTCTACGCCACTGAGCGTTAGATTGCGCAATAACTAATTCATTTTGTGCGTTGAACTGTTCTCTTTGATTTCTTATATCTGTATTAAACTTGTCAATTGCAGTCTCTTGTTCAATGTTAAACTGCTCCATTGCATTAGACTGTGTTGCGTTAAACTGAGAAACTTGAGTTTGCAAGTTAGCAAAAAACTGATCGGTCTGGTTTTGCGAAGAAGCATTAAATTGTCTTGCGGCGTTGGTAGCCGCTTGATCAGATAGAAGTGCCTGCATACTATTTTGCGTGTCCAGCATAGTAGCCTGTTGGGCGTTAGATAAATTTGCCATATCCATCTGTAAAAATGCTTGTGCGTTTTGCACAGCCGCTTGCTGACGATTGTTTAGATTAGTAGTTTCTAAATTTGCAATCTGCGCAATACTAGCCATTGTAACAGCTTGACGGTTAGATAAGTTAGCTAAATCAACAGTTTGCGCCATTTTAGCATTTTCTAATGCAATCTGTTGTTCAGCGTTAAAGTTTAAATTAGCGATATCGCTGATCTTAGATGCGTTAATTACACGAGCCTGAAACTCTTGATCGAACTGCTGGCCGATAAATCCAGCACGTTGTTCTGCCGCAAGCATTGCACGAGCCTGTCTGTTTGACAGATTCTGCATTTCAAATCGTCCAAATGTTTGTGCATCAGCCATAGCAACAGGTAAGGCAGATTCCATAGCCGCTTGTATCAGTGCTTGTCCCGCCATCGAAGAAGCAGATAAACCGCGCTGTGCCATGATAGCAGACGCATTACGCATTGCCCCTGCCGCCCACGGAGGAGTTTGCCCTTCTTCAAACTGCGCCATCATATTGGCTAACTGTCCCTGTACAGTAGCCTTTTCAGAAGGTTGCCCCTGCGCGGCTTCAACTTCTTCTGCAAACATTGCCGCCGCTCTTGCGCTGGCTGGTGCCGACACTAGCTCTTCAGGAGAAAGCTGTCTTGCATCAGGTGCCTGTATACGAACAGAACCTTCTAGTTGTGCGGCCTGTTGATTCGCAACCTCAGTAGAAGTTGGAACAGTTGTCTGCGCTTCCATTGGGGCTGAAACAGTACCAACTGCGGGTGCAGTAGAGGGCACCTGTCCAGATGCTAGCATTGCTTCATATTGCTGTGCCGTGGGTGTTACTGGTGCCGTAGCTTTTTGTGTTGCGGCTGTATCGGGTGCACTAGCCTGTGGTGCAGTGTCACTAACCTGACCTGTTCCTTCTGCAATATTTTGCTCATCGGTATTTTCTATACCTTGTGCTATTTGAGTCCCCCCGGTAGGAAGACCCGGTTGAAATATGCGTTGAGCAGTTGTATCTACAATAGTAGGCATAACATCCTGCATCATAGGATTGCCTTCAGGATCTAGTACTGGATTACCTTCAGTGTCTAACACCTGTTCTTGTATGACATTACCTTCAGCATCTACTTTAGGCCCATACGCTGGTTGCTGTGGCACAGCGGCACCTGTGATAGGAGCACCTACACCCTCTCCCGCTTGTTGCACATCACCACCTTCTTGTAGCATACGCACATATCCACCGGCATTCATTTTCAACATATTTGCCCTATTCTGTAGCCCCATATAAGCTTGTCTGGCACCGGGATTACTCTGTAAGAACTCATTAAATTTATGAGGCGGACCGTCATACCCTAGCTTCTTAGCGATTCGGCTCATTTGTTTTTCGCTAAACATCGATTAACTCCATTGCCTTAGCACGTGTCTCATCGATTCTACGCTCCCACCCTTTTCCAAATGTGTCGTAGATAGACAGACCCCTAATAAATTTCTGACGAATACTAGTAACCTCATTCACTACGTATTCTTCACCTTCGTTTTTGACTGTAGTCCAGACTGCGGCAAGTGTGTGGGGGCCGATGATGCCGTCACCCTCCTTGATTCCACAGGCACATTGTAATGCTTTGGACGCACGACTGATGCCTGAGTTGACACCATAGTCCATGACAACACAAGCAACACCCCTAGGCAAATCCTCACCTTTAATCTTGGACCAATAGTCCTTAAAATATATTTCTCCTGCATCTTCTTCCGTTAAATTAGCTATATCAATTTCTGGATAGGCACGTTTACTTATGCCATACTTAGTTTCACCACCCGGATCATTCGGATGATTGACATAGCCACCTTCGTGGTGAAGGACCATCTCGATTACAGAAGAGAAACTCATTTCTTATTCCTTAAATTCATAATTTTATCTGCTGACTTCAGGCCAAAAGAAGCAGAAACAGCAATAAACAAGAGATACTGATACCACTCCGGTAGTTGACTGAGTGCCGCAAAGCCCTCGTTAACTCTAGAGATAATTTGTGGATCATCGACAATAACACTATACGCTACACCTATTAGTGGCAAAGAAAGTAGTACAGAAAACCATTCATCTTTCCAGCTTTTTTCCGCACCTGATGCCATCTTTGCTTCCCAATCGGCATCGTTCTGAATTGTTGCAATCTTTCTTTCTTGGATTGCTTTCTTTTCATCAGCTTTTCCCTTAATAAAATCTTTTGCAAGATCTATTGCAGGCCCGATAATTAAATTTAGCATTTACAGTTGCCTTTTTTCTTTGCTTGGTAGGCTGACGCGCCGAAGAAACTGGCGACTAAAGCAGACACTGAAATAAAGTAAGTGCCAGAAATATTACCCAGAATAGTAGCGGCATTAGTAAGATTAAAAAGATCGCAAAGAAATATTCCAGACGGGTATAATAACATCCCTGCTAGTGCATACCAGACCATAACTCTAATTTGATCACGCTGTTTGTCGTCATCCTCAAGACGGCGACGACGATCCTCCAGCATAAGCTTGCGTTCTTCAGCATCTAATACTCCGTCACCATTTAAGTCGTACTTTTCTAGTTCTGTCATGCGTCTGTCTTCCATTCAGGAGGTATTGGTACACATGCCATGCCTCTGGGGTCATTGGCGTCATTCATCAACATCATTGCTTTTTCAAAACAATCCTGTGGATTTTCAAACTCTTCACGTCCTACTACCTGTAATAAACCCGGCTGTACAGCGAGAGTGATTATTCCAACTACAGTCCACATATTATTGCGCCCACTTTTGCCATTCCATTTTATCTACCTTTCGTACTTATGATCCAATATAATATATAGACGCCAAGGCCAATAGCAGAAAGGGCGGCAACGGCAACAGTAATGCCAAGACTCCATTCTTTAATGAGTTTCTTGCGTCTAGCTCGTTTAGCTTCTTCTCGTTTTCTCGCATTCTCTTTTAATTTCTTCCTATTCTTAATAAATGTTTGATAATCGTCCCATAAACCCGGTCTACCGGCGTAGATAAACATTTGTTTTATCTCATAATTTTTTTGCTTTATGTTTTCTAAAGCCCAGAAGTGGTCCATACATCCTGCGTCTGCTTTACGCTGTATTTCTTCTTCTGCATCCGCAAGCTTAGTGAGGTGCTTGCCCATTTGCCCTACAGATGTGACATGGCCCGCAAGCTCTTTAATACCGTTGATTGCCTCGTTAGCAAGTTGGATTGCCGCAATCGTTTCTACAAACATTACAGATTTACCAATAAAGCAACGGCAGTTCCAATAACAGCTAAGGTTGAACACATGATCATGGCCTCTAAACGCCACATACGTTTATCTAAGGACTTGAGGCTATCCTGTACATACTGATAACGGATAGCGCACTCAGCCTCGTGCTTTTCTAGTTGACTCTGAGTCATCTGCGGTAAATCCACTGCTTATTTCCTTACGTCTTGATGATGTAGTTGAGGATTATTGTAGGCTGTACGTTGTTGTGTGCTTGACCACTACCTTGGGTTTCTGTTGATTTAGTAGTAGAACTCTGTCCTTCTGTAGTGCTTCTCACTACTGATAAAGTTCCGTCGCTTGCTTGAGAATTAGCGGTTGTTATGTTGTGAGCGTGTGCCGGCAATTGTGCAATGGATAGATCTTGCTGTTCGACACCGCCGACAGCACCTAGAGTATCACCATCAACTCCGTTTGTTTGACCTGTAAGACGGTCTTGCGAGGTTGTAGAACCCATAGTATCCAAACCGGCGATGACGCGACCACGTAGATCTGGCACATTAAAGGTGCTAGAGCCATTTCCCGCACCATAGGTTGTTCCAATTGCAGAAAACAAGTCTGAAAATGTACTGCGATCAAGGGCTTGTCCGTTACAGAATTGATAGCCGGTGGGGGCGGATGTGCCAGCGTAGGGGACTATAACACCAGCCGGGGTAGACGCAGATGTCTGGCTCGCTATGTACGCTTTGATTGACTGCTGTGTGGCAAGAGCCGTAGCACTGTCTGATGCAAAGTTGTCTTCGTCCAGAATACTAGTTACCGATGCACCGCTTGCAAGTGTAACTTGACTGAACGTACCAGCGGCGGCACTGTTAGCTCCAATTGTTGTTCCGTCAATTGCGCCAGAGTCAATGTCTACTTTACTAATATCAACTTCACCAGTTCCATTTGGCGTTATGGTAATGTTACCATTAGTATCAGTGCTTGTGATTGCGTTGCCATTGACATTTATATTATCTACATCAACGCTTCCCAGTGTAAGCCCTGCGGCTGTGTAGCTAATATTGCCAGTAGAATCTGCTGTAGCTGTAGTTGTACCGAAGGCAAATTTATCTGCACTTTCGTCCCAAATTATTACAGCATTGTCGCCCGTGCTACCACGCTCAATTATAATCC